AAGGGATTAGTAGCGACTTATTCAATCACGCCACACTAACTATGTCAAGGGAAAAGAAAAGGCACCCTCCCGCTCTCCGCAAAAAGAGCCTTATCCGGTTGGGTGCCTCTCTCTTTCGGAACGCAGGAATGAGGAACCCGCGCCGTTACTGCATTATAACGCAGCTACCTATGTGGGAACGATTCCCACGCCTCGCTGTTTTACCTTCCGCATCCCTTCCGGCACGATGGAGGCCGGGGCCGCTTCGACAGGGCCACCAGCTCCTCGCATAACTCTTGCGCCTCACGGATCGTCAGGGCATCGTCGGACTCCCAGGTGAAGCTTCCGTCCGGCAGCCGCGCCAGCAGCAGCAGGTGACTCAGGTAGCCCTCTTCCATCGCCTCGATCACCGATGGCTGACACACATGCTTGAGTCCGGCAGTCGCCATCTCAATTCGCCCGTACCTTGGGTTCGTCGTGCTTGTCCGCGTCGTAGACCTTCACCACCTGCATCACGTTGCCGTTTTGATCGACAGGCAGCGCGATTACACAGCTCACCAGCACTCGCCCAGGCAACGTCTCCACGTTCCCACGGCCACGGACGCCGGTTATCATCCCCGCGTCCTTCAACTCCGCCACAAACCCGAAAATCGACGCTTCTGGCAGGGCCACAACCAACTTATCGCCCATGCTCAACGTGTTCCCAATGCGATCCTTCATCCCCTGAACCTCCTAATTTTTTCCTCTTCCACTGCTATCATCTTTCGCATATCGGCCCACTTCCATTTTTCACCACGGCCAATGCTCAGATAGGTGAAACAAAATCTTACCCCCATCAAAAACATCATCCTCAAAAGAATGAATGACCTCGCATCTTTGGCAACCATACTCACGTCAGTCCTGAAAAAGTCATCCAGTAGACCATCAAAAACACCTTCCAAGCCGTCTTTTTCCAAAAAACTATACCTCCATCATGACTTCATGTTTGAATTTTGCGGTAAACCCCGTAATGCCTTCTCCAATGGAGACAATTCCCGTTCAGCATACCGCTTCTTGAAGGCATCAGCCGCCACAGGGTCATACACGGTCGGTGTTGGAGCTACCCCCACACATGCTCTCGCCTGGAGCCGCGCAGTCTCATCCTCCTTGTCCTCGCGCCACTCGCTCCAACTGCGATGCGGCCCCCTTACCCGTTGCCAATGTTCGCGACGTAGCTCACGACCGCGCTGCTCTGAAGCGCAGACCTCCGCATCAGGGACAGGCCGTCGTGGTGAGACGCGCTCAGAGAACTTCTCCCGCCGCGCAACAGCGCGGGAAGTAGTTGTTTGTTTTTCAATCTCTGGTAGTTGCTTTACGGGGGCATTTTTGCGCCCCCCTACGGGCAGCGGACGAGACAGAAAAAAATCGTCATCAAGGTGGGGTAGAAAGTACACGCTGGTGTGATTGGAAAGACGAGCGTATTTGCGGAAGGTGGTCACGACGACACTGAGACCTTCAAGCATCCGCAGCCGTCGCCGGATCGTGGTCACGTCTACTCCGGCGCGTTCGGCCAAGTCCGGCACCGAGGGAAAACAGGTGCGCGTCTGGTGATTCATCATCTCCAGCAGATCGAGGTAAGTGGCTAGAAGTCCTGGCTTACGAATGTACCGCCGCGCCCGGATCGGGAGCATGACGAATCTTCCGCCTAACCCTTTATTCACAGGAATTTGAGGATTGCCATGCTTGACATGACTTCTTGATGCTGCTACGGTTTCCATAACGTCCTTTCTGGGGACAAAAAACTCCTGCACCATGCGCGACCAACGCATAGGGGTTGAATGGCTAATAGGGTTGATTGTGATTCAAGGGGGTTTGGGTGTTCCGACCCGGCCCTCTACCTTTGAAGGTTGAAGCGGTTTGAGAGAGCTTCGCAGGGTTTCGACCCACGAAGAGAACTCAGACCGCTTTTACTTTGCGCGCCGTCAATCCGGTCAGGCCGCAATCCGCCGTCGAACGGCGAACGATTCGCAACTAAATTTTGGGAGAATGAAGACGTGTTGGTTGGGTCAAACTGCATGGTATTCCCTCACAAAGCACCTTGAAGGAGGCGGGGGAGGGTGCTCTCCCCCGGCCATTGCGCCGGGGATCAGTCCGGCGTTTACCTACAAGTTGAAACGGATCGCTAGGCCGCCGCCCACTCGATCTTGGTTTGAGGTTATAGCAAACTATTGAAAATTAAGCCACTAACCTTCAAGTAACGGTTAACTGTTAAGGTTCTATCACTTAGACCTCGCCAAGATACTCCCAGACGTGGATTCTGGAGTCCGTGTCGTCGGTCAGGGTGCCGTCAGGGTGCCGCACCGCCAGGAACGTCGTGTTGATGTCGCCAGCGCGGAAGGCGACGTACTTCTCAGCGACCTCGCCCACCCAGACCGTCACCGCGTAGTCAGACGGATCGCGCCCGATCACGACGACCGTCTTCACCACCAGATCATCCGCCAGCAGCTCCCGCCCCATCTCAGGTGATTTTTGTGCTTCCATCGTCTTTCCTCCGCCACGGATGCGCCGTGAGCGTCTGTACCATCTGCGCGAAGGCCATCCGCGAGTGTTCTGGGATGGCCATAAGCGAACTCAGTTGTAAAGTCATGTTGCCGTCAAACATCAGCACCGAAGCGCAGTAGCAGCACACCGTAAAATCCGTTGGCTCCGGCTTGTGATCCTCTTCCATCGCCGTCGCCGCGTCCAATCTGGTGAAGCACACCGGACAGAACGAGTCCGACAAACGGTACGTCTGCGGATCATGCTTCCACTTCGTCATCCTCTTCTGGCTCCATCTCCGCCTTCGTCGCGAAGACGATGGCGTTACCCACTATTGGATCACGCCGACCGTGTTGATAGATGCGCGTGGCCGGGATGTTCAACTCCAGCCCTTCGAGCTTGCCCATTTCGTTGATGACCATGAACTCGCCGTCCACGGTGCGAACAATTTCGATGTAGCCGCCCACGATGGCCTGTAACTCCGCCAGCGTGAAGTAGCCGCCGTGGGGAGGGTGAATCTCCTTAGTGCGCCCAGATGTTTCATATAAAACAGCCACCTACTACCTCCATTTTCTATTCGTTCTAACGTCCCTGATAGTTGCGGGGGCCGCTTCTAAGACGCTCTCCCAACACTATGACCGTCTTTCCACAGTCACAGATGCAACTCCAAGTCATCCCCGCTTTGGGGATCAATTTATGAGATTTAAGGGCAACAAGAGACGCGAACCGTTGTCCCGTAATATCTATAACTCGACCGCCCATCAGTGCTACTCGCCTCCATCTGTGGACGTGGGAGCCACGTTCGTCAGGTCGATCACCAGTTCCGTGATGCGGGATGCGCTCTCAAAGCCGGAACCCTTGAGATGGCCGAGGAGAAAGAATAGCTCCGAGCGGGGGTCGGTGCCCTTCGGGAGCAGCGCGGCGGAGGGTTTGGGTTGCGTGGTTGTGGTTGTAGGTGTTTTGGCCAATGGGGTCACTCACTTTCAGGGTTGAATTTGCGTTTTTCCTTGGTGATGCGCTTCTTGGCCTCAGCGACCAGGATGCGAACCGCCCAGAAGTTGATGGACATTCCCTCAAGTTCCGCAGCTTCGCGGATAAGCTTGTTCTGTGAAACATCAGGTCGGAGAGTTTGATTGACGTAGCCGGATCGCTTCTTACTTCTCCTGTCAGGCCGCGCCCCGCCAGCCCTTCGTTTTGGTGTTTTTGCAGTCATAATGATGGTAGTATATCTATGAAGTCATGAATAAGTCTACTCAGGTCGAGCGGGAGGTAACTTTCACGGTTCCCTATCTCACTCCGCCATCTGGAAACCACTACAAAAAGCCGACGAAGTACATAGGCCGCGATGGTTCGCTCCACCTGGGGTTCAAACTCACCAAAGAGACCAAAGCCTACTACGAAGCCACGGCCATCTTCGCCAGAGGAGCCACGGTTGCGCCGGACACCGACGCCGAACGCCGCAAGGTGCGGTATGAGGTTCGGATCGACGTGTACCTTGGCCCGAAGATGCGCGGAGACGAAGACAATTTTCTGAAGGCAGGTGTGGATGCTCTTGTCCGCGCCGGAGTCATCCACAGCGACCACTGTAGCCACAACATCATCAACGTCCACCGCGACGACCGCGACAACCCCCGAACCGAATATCGAGTAGAACGACTGGAGCCACAATGAGGAAAGACGCATTCAGCGGAGTACAAATGCGTTGTGTAGTCTGCACGAAATTCATTCCCCCCGGCAGAAAATGGGATAGCGTGACGTGTTCGAAGGAATGCACCAAGGCCCGTCGCGACTTTGGACGCTCCCGGTTGGACATGACCACTTGCCGGTACTGCCAAAGGCCAGCGACACCGGATGAGCAGGTGCGCTATAAACGCTGGAGGAAGTGGGAAGCCAAGTATGGCGAGGACTCATTGGAAGGTGGACGCATGACCAGCGAAGAGAAGATCGCCAGAGCCTACAAACTCGCCGCCCAGGAGATGCGCGACAACCCGAAGCACTGGATATACCTCTCGTTCGCCAAGCCCGACACCGGGTTCGCCGGATGCGTCTACGTCGAGGCCCACGGACTCATCACCGCCGTCATCCGCGCCAACGAACTCGGTATCAACCCCCACGGCCAAATCGTGGGTGTGGACGTGCCGGACGAGCACCTTATCCCGGAGGAGTACCGCAACCGTCTCCTCACGAAAGAGGAGCATGATAAATCCGGCATCACGCTCCACTCACTTGCCGACTTGGACGCAGAGGCCGAGGCCAAGGCTAAAGATTCGGTGGGGATGGTTCCCAATGACGAGAAACCGCAGTCTACGGAGAGTTAGTCATGATCGCAGGAATGATAAACAGTGATGAGCTACAGCAGTCCATTCTCTTCGTCGTGATCGAGCGCGACAACCTTGAGCGGATGAAGCAAGGCGACCCCGCAACCCTCGAATCCATTATGAAGGGTGGAGTGCTTCTCCCGCCCAGGTGGTACATGAATTTCAGCGTCCTGATTGCCTACGAGGAAGACGACGCCGAACTCTACCGACACGCCAGAGACGGCAATGGGTTGGAGCTATTGCAATGGCTGGAGCGAGGCCGCAAGTTCGTCAAGGGTCTCGACGGTGCGGAGAATACATTCAGCATCCGCAAGGAGCCATCCGATGCCAAGCGAAATTGATGCCGTCAGAAAAGCCTTCAGCGAAAACCCCAAACTCCACGACAGGCTCCGCATGATGTTCAACAGAGGGAAGCTTGGAACGGAAGCCGACATCCCGCCCGATGAGGAACTGGTAGTCGTCGCCGCGATGGATCACGGCGGAATCTTCGGAGCCAAGCAAGTCTCTTGTTCCGAATGCCCTGCCAAGGTGTGGATTGCGCCCTCAACTCAGGAGATGTTGAGCCGACGCGGGGACGCGCCAACCAAGATCGTTTGTACCCTGTGTGTGCTGAAGTCGATGAAAGAGATGCGTGAAAAAACGTGATCGTACTACCGAAGAGAAGCAATTTGATGCTACTCTTCGCGCAAGCATCCAGAAGCTAGGCCAACCCGCCGAGCCGGATGACCCCAACCCCTTCCGTCACACCCTTGTCTGGGATCGACTGGGACGGAAAGGCCAAGCTTGCCGAATCCTTCGGCAGCGCGGAACACTCGCCCAAATCGAGTTTGAGGATGGATACACCACTTCGATAAATCGAATGGCTATCCGGCGCACGTAACCGCCGTTCAACCGCGATAAGGAGAACTCCCCCATGCAAGGTGAATTTATTAAAGGGTTTTTGATTAAGGCAGGTGATGGCCTCGACAATTCGCTTCCGGGCCGGGAGCATCCTGTCGATCCAGGCTATGGCGTCCCCGAACTCGGAGGCCCCGTAGACCCCGGTTATGGCGTTCCATTGCCCCCGGTCGTCACGCATCCCATCCAGCCGACGCCGGGACACCCCATCGTCATCCCGCCAACCTACCCAACCAACGAACTGCCAGGGCATCCCGATAACTCGCTACCCGTTGGCCCCAGTCATCTTCCGTACCCTCCAATCACCACTTGGCCCCCACCCCAACCCGTCTTCCCCGGTCTGCCCATCTATCCCGACAATGCCCTGCCCATTCCCCCCGGCGCAGTATGGCCACCCGTACCGGGCATCAAGGGCAAGGTGCTGTGCTTTGTCTGGATCGTTGGCGTTGGCTACCGCTGGACTGTGATCGACCCGTCGCTCCACGTCGATATCGGCTTGCCGGGAGACCAGCCGGGTATCGACAACACGTTGCCGGGTTCGCGTAACCGTCCGAGTAACGAACTTCCACAGACCCCTCAACCGAAACGGTAAAAGGCCATGAGTTGGGGAGTCTTTGAAGAAAGAGACGACGTGGGACGCTTCAGGGCGTACCACGTCGTCCCCGTTGTCCAAGCGAACGGCGATATTCTGCCTTCCGCTGCACACACCCTTTCCGCCAACTGCGACTGCAAGCCCCTGCATGAACGCAGCAGATACGACATCGACCTCTACAACCATCACGATCCTGATGCCGATGGAGCGATGGCAGAGGACGACTGGGAGAAGAAGAAGACCCAGGGAATCGCCCAATGATCGCCACAACCAGCTTCGCCTTCGACCGGCAAGACCTCATCATCGACGGGGTTCGCGTCCCTTTCGACACCATTCCGCAACTGCTTTACGAACTCACCCATCCCGATCCGCGCCGATGGTACAGGTTGGAGCGCATCGAGAACATGATCGTCGTCCACGTCCGCATGACCGAAGTACCGGAGGAGACACATGGCAACCCAATCGCCAGTATCGGCAGCAGCACAAAAGATTCTGGGAGCGGAGGGAAAGAAACTCCACACCCACGGAATGCACATCCGCAGGACGGCTAACGGATTCATCGCGAAGCACGAGCTTGCCGACAAACACGGACGGCCCCCGACCGATGGCCAGCGCAGCGAGAAGGAGTACAACATCGCGTCACCGGAGGAGCTGGCCCAACACGTTCAGGGAGCCATGCAGCCCATTCCCCAGGACGACGAGCAAGAGCAGCAGCCGGGACAATCGGTGCAGTAATGCATTTCAACTGGAGAAAGCTACGCGACCCCTCGCAAGAGAACTTCGATAACAAGCGATGGCGTTCGGAGTTGACCGTGTTGGTGCAGGAAGACGAGCAGGTACGCGAAGACGGACGCCGCGTGTGCCAGCACAATTTACTCGCGCTGTGTTGGGTGTTGGGCCAGTGTCTTGTGGATGAACACATTCATCATGACGCCATAACCTACTTCCTCGAAAAAAATCCAGAGCTTGAGTTGAACGAGTGGATCAACCTGCATCTCCACACCCGGCGCGGTTCCCTGCTTCTCCCGCGTGGCGTCTACAAGAGCACCATCTGTCTCGCCAACTGTGTGCAGCTTATCGTGTGTTGGCCGCTGACCATCGCGATCATGATTATGTGTGGACGGCGAGACCTCGCCTGGGACTTCGTGGGGCAGGTGGGAAGCTACTTCTACAAGAAGGCGAACCGACCGCCTTCGCTCTTTCAAGCCCTGTGGCCGGAGCTGTGCGTGACCAAAGAACCGGACAGCGGAGAATTTACGGCCGCAGTTCGGCAGACCGAGCCGGAGATCATCGAACCCGCGATATGGGGAGAGTCCGTTGAGTCAGGCGTGAGCGGCTACCACCCGAACGTGCTGGTGGTGGATGACGTGTCGAACAACCGGAACTCGCAGACCTTCACCGCCCGTAGCCAGATCACCAAAAAGTACAAACTCAATCGCAAGGTGTTGAAGCCGGTTGGCGTCGAGTTGAAGGTGGGAACCATCTACGGCAGTGGCGACATCTTCACCGATGAGGTTCTGACCTCGCGCCCAGGCACCGTTCGCCGCGTCATCAAGCCAGCCATGACCCTGAAGAGTGGCGAACGCCTTGACCCCAACGGCTTCCCCGAAGAAGACGAAGTGACGTTGCACTTCCCCACTATCCTCAGCTACGACTATCTCCGCAGCGAGTACGAGAGCGGATTCGACTCGTTCATGACCCAGTACCAGCTTGACGAGTACGGAGCCGCCGAGGTTGTGTTCGCCCAGGAGCAGATGCTTGCCGCCATGATCGAGGAGAACGCGCTACCGCTTGAAGGCAAGACGTTCATCCACTGGAGGCTTCCATGCCGGAACAAGGAATGGAGGACGGCGACCGCCGCCGTGGGGATGCTCCACCGCAACCGCTGCTACATCGCGGAAGTGATCGACGGCCACTACAAGCCGAGCGTGTTGGCCCGTAACGTCGTCACCCTTGCGCGGAAGCACTCGCTCCACCGTATCTCCATCGAAGACTCGCCGGGAGCGCGGCTGATGCAGCCAGCGATCCAAAACTACGCGCTGACCACCGGATGGGATATCGGGATCGACTGGAAGGACTTCGAGGAAGACACCGGAGAGCGCGACCTCCGCATCCGCAACATCGAGTCCGTACTCGCGACCGGACGACTGCTTTTCAACGCCGGGATGAAACAGCTTCGTGCGCTGATGCTCCAGACCACACAGTACGGGATGATTCCAGAGAGCGGTATCCCCGACTGCATTGCGCGAGTGGCTGACAACCTTCCGCAGTCCATCGCCGCCGATGACCTTGAAGACGAGGCAGCAGCGTGGAGAGCCGCCGCCGAGACGGATCACTACAACATGGTTTACAACCGTGGCCCGTATGCGCGACCGGAGGCGGAGCCGGAAGAGTCTGTGATCGAGGAGCCGGAGCCGGGGACGGAACCCTTCAACGATCTGGGTCTCGAAAACATCCTTGGAGGTTTGAACGGGTGAGGCGTAACTAAAGCGAAAGTCACAAGTTACCGTTTGTCTTAAATCCGACTCCGGGGTACTATTCAGGCTCATTACTTCGTCTGAGAACAACGCCCTAGTATCTAAAGCGTTCAGCGAACAGCGGAAGTGGCCAGCACGACCGACCCGAACCCCCTCAACCAAATGAGTATCCGGGTATCTCATGGCCACCGCTGCGTTAGTTGCGGAGAGCAGTTGGTCTCAGCCCGTTCATGGGCGAGACGTAACCACCCCTGCTGACCCCGCGATTCCAGCGAAATACACCGATCAGGCAGTCCTCTCCATCGTCGTGCAGGACTACCTCCGCGCCAGCGCATGGCTGAATGATCGACGTTGGCCGCTCAACTGGAATGAGACGGATGTCCTCTACCAATCGCCGCGAACGCTATCGACGTTTGAAGGATCGAGCGTCACCCGCGCAAACGTCTCAAGGTTCTCCGTAGCGAAACAAGTTAACTCGCTGGCTCCAGCAATTTCGGGAGCCATTTTTTCTGACCCGACCCCGTTTGAAATCCGGCCCCGGCCCAACACACAGCAGGACACAGTACGAGCGTGGAAAGAGCTAGTCACCGAACTGCTGGACGAGATTCATTTCAAGCAGGAGTTGAGCTACGGGATTCAGGGGATGGTCAATCAGGGGACGGTCATCTTCAAAGTGGGATGGGAGACCGAGACCAAGGTTGAGACGCACTACTACCGCAAGAAAGCCCCGCCGCAAGTGGACATGCCGCTAGGTAATAAAATTACCATCTTCACCGAAGAGTCCGACGAGTTTGAAGCCGTTGACGTGGAGGTTACGCACAACCGGCCCGTCTTTGAAAAAGTGAACCTGGGTGAAGTCTTCATAGACCCGAAGTGGGCAGCACCGAACCAGCTTTGGAAGGCGAAGTGGATTGTCCATGAGAAGTACCTCACCTATGACGACCTCACCAGCCTCCGCGAAAACCCCGACTACGACATCCCGCCCGACGACGTTCTCCGCGCCATGTTCATGCCGGAGACCGAGGAGCAGACCGAAGGCATCGAGGCGACCGAGCGCAGCCTAGGCGCGAACCTCAGCATCCACCACGCCGCCTACCGCGACGAGAACTACAGCGAAGACCCGCTATTGAAGCCCATGCAGGCACTCGAATGGTGGAACAAGACAGATTGCCGTGTGGTGCTGCAACAGAAATGCGTGATCCGCAACGGCAAACACAAGCTACCCGAAAAGCCGTTTCTCTCCGCCAACTACTGGGACATGGACAACGCGGGATATGGCATGGGAGTTGGCCGCATCGCCGGGGCAGACCAAAGGGTGGAGGCAGGGGTACTTAATTCGCTATTAGATATTTTGGCCTTCGCGGTGCAGCCGGAGTATGCCGTGGCGCGTGGAGCGAACGTCCCCACCCAGGATCAAAGGCGACGACTGGGAGGCATCCGCATGGTGGACGGCAATGACGCCACCAAAGCCATCGCGCTCGTCCCGCAACCGCAGCTCCCGCCCGATGGCTGGAGAGCGATTCAAGCCGTCGTCTCATCGAGCGAAGGCGCGACCGGAGCCGACCAAGCCAGCGTCCAAGGCAGTGTGCCGGGACGAGGATCGAGCATCGTCCGCAGCGGCACCGGAGCCGGATTGGTAGGCCAAGCGTCCAACACCCGTCTGCAATCACCTGTAGACCGCGTGATCGACGGTGTGTTCCTTCCCTTCCTGGCCTTCGTCTATCACATGGTCAAAGAGCGGATGCCGATATCGGAGATTCGCGATGTGCTTGCCGACCGCACCAAAGACCTCGTTGTTGACTTCCAAGACTTCATGGAGTCATCGGTTAAGTTCGACACCCTCGCCGGAACCCGTCTCGCCGCACGTAACAAGATGGCCCAGGCACTTCCCTTCCTGCTGGAAGTCTTCGGCAACCAAGCTTTGGTGCAGCAGCTTTCACAGGTTGGCTACAAAGTCAACGCGCTCGAACTCGTGAAGATGATCCTCGACATGAGCGAGTGGAAGAACCAGAACGACCTTGTTGTTCCGATGACCGATCAGGAGAAGGCGACGATGATGCAGCAGAACCCCGCCGCCATCAAAGCCCAGGCATCCTCCGCCGAGCTGCAACAGAAGCACCAGAACGACATGGATTTAGAGGACAAAAAAATAGCTGGCAGAATTGCGACCAAGACTATTGCAACCACGCATCAGGCCGCCGTAGAGTCGCCAATAGACAGAGCCGCCGCCTTCGCAGAAAGAACCGCTGATGAGCGCCAGATGCAAGCCAGCCAGTTCTATGCGCCAGTAGGAGGCGGATGATGCCCATACCCGAAAGATTCGTTGCGATCATGCCCCGTCACCAGCGTCTTCTGCTGGCTCTGTGGGAGCAGCGCAAGTATGACCCTTTTGGCGGGATTGGATGGCGCGGCCTGATGGATGAGGACGAGCAATTCACTCCCGAACAACTGTACTCGCCACTGCTGGAGCGCGGCCTGGTCGAAGACTGTCGCGAAGCGCACCAGAGCGAGAACGGCAAATACTTCGTCCGCATCACGCCCCTTGGAATCGCGTGTATGAGCGTGGGCTATATGCTCCGCGATCCGCGACCGATGAGCGGAGGCGAGATGAAGATGATCGTCGCCGCGAAGGACGAGCACGACGCCGCGACCGGACAGGCACAGCCAGCGGAGGCGCACCAATGATTGAAGGCCAGAACATGAGCGACATCCTTCGCAGCGAACGAAGCTTCGGTGTGACCTCAGAGCTAAAGCCGACGCAACGCCGCAACCTTCTTAACCTCCAACGCAGCGAAGTCTACCCCGACCTCCTTGACGTTCTCGAAATGTGCTGCATTGAAACGGAGACCAGACTCATCAACACCGACGCCGCCGACGAAGCCGCCGTACTCGCGAATCACAAGATGGCAAAGGCCGCGTGGCAAATCTTCACCCACATGCAGGAAAAGATCGACTCTGAAACAAAACTCTACCTAGCGTCTGTAGCGCCCAAACCCCCCGTACCGGAGATGTCCGAAGAGGAGAAGAGGATCGAGAACATTCTTGACCCCACCCGATTCACCGACATCGAGGACAGCTACGCGGGAATTTAAGGAGAACGGTAATGGAAGTCGAATGGATCAACGACGATGAAAAGGGTCTGGACGAAGACGGTAACTACGTCGCGATTATAAAAAACGCGAATGGTGCCCGTGTCTCCACATTCAAAGGAAAGACCTACAAACAGGTCGCAGACCAAGCTCTGCAATCGCAGGTACACGCCAACCGGGAGATAAGCCGTTTGCGAAAACCGGACGCCGCCCGTCCACCGCTGAGAGTGGAACCCAAGCAACTCACCCCCCAAGACCGCCTAAGACTGTCAAGTGATATTACCGATCCTGACAAAGTGGTTGAAGCCGTGGATGAGATTGTGACGGCGCGGCAAGGGATGACCCCCTCTACGGTGGGAAAGAAATTCTCCGAGATGGATAATGCCGAACGCGATGAGTATTACGGCAACGAGGCGAAAGCCTTCCGTCTGGATCACCCCGACTACTACCCCGTCCCGCAAAACCGTGAAGCTCTCTTTGAGGAGCTGAAGGCGCAGGGATGGGACTTCACTCGCAACAATCTTGGCATCGTTTTCCAAACGCTGAAAGAGAGGGATGAAATGGTCCCCTGGCCCGAAGGCGAACAAGACTTAGACACCCGCAACAACACCCGTACCACCCCGATCACCAACGGACAGGCAACCGCGCCAACCGCGCCCTCTCCCAGACCTCGCAGTGTATCGACGGGACTCCGAAGCACCGACGCCAGCGCGTCCGCTCCGCCCCCGCCGACAAAGAAGAAGTACACACGCGCCGATATCGAGAGGATGCCAAGAGCCGAGTACAACGACCGAATCCGTTCAGACCCGGAATTTCGCAGACAGGTAGATGCTCTATGAGCGCGTGACTCCCCCACGAGGGTAAAGCCATGCGTACCGATTCCACAGCCGCACAGCGCGGCAGAACGTTCTTTACGAAGTACCTCATCCCGGTTATCGAGTTCATCTGCGCGTTAGGCTCCGCCGCAGTCGTCTACACCGGGAACGTGGGCAGAGTACACGCCCTTGTGCTGGGAGTTGGAGTCAGCCCAGCGTCGAACCTTACCACCAATCTTCCGCAATCCACGGTCACATCGTTCGACAAGGTTTTTGTAGAGAACCTTAAGGGCGAGACGCCGTGGGTTCGGTGTTCATCGCGCCGGACGCTCGATGAGAACAGCGGAAATAAATTGGTGCTTTTCATGTACCAAAATTTGCCGGCCCCGCCCATCACCCAGGCACCGGAAGGCACGATCCAGACCGGCCTCACCGTTTCGGTCGTGCAGAACACGTCCACCATCGGCAACTATGCCGACTACGCGAACATCTCCACCTTCGCGCTTCAGACCGCGATTGACCCCGCGCTCGAAGCCCTTGGTGTGCAGATGGCCTACCGTCTCGCGCAGGTCATCAACACCATCCTCCAGAGTGAAGCCGATGGAGCCAACGCCGTCGATCCGCTGGTCGGTCATCTCTCGAAGACCGGATCAGCCGTCGTCACAACCGTTGACATCACCGCAGCCGCGCAGTCACTCGCCGGAGTCAATGCCCTGCCCTTCCAGGATGGCTATTACACCGGAGTCATTCACCCGTTCACGGTTGGCGACGTGCTCACCGACAAGACCAACAACTCGCTTGTGGATGTGGTGAAGCGCACCGCTGAAGGCGCGGAGAAGTTGAAAGAGCTTCCCGCACCGGACGGCGACAACGTGACGATCATCGAGTGGGGAGGCGTCCGCTTCCACCAGTCAACGTTCGTCAAGCAGACACCCAACTACGACGCCGGAACCCTCACCGCGCTGCGAACCTATGTGATCGGAAAAGATGGCCTCATTGGAATCTCTTTTGGCGCAAAGGAAAACACGCAGATTGGGGAAGGCGACTGGAGAAATTTGAACGTCTGGGTGAAGAGGTTAACAGAGCCGAGCGGTTATGATCCCAGTCGGATGATTGGCGGGTTCGCTTCTTATAATTCTATGTTCACTGCGACTCTCCCCCCAGACCCAGTGCAGCGCATTCGGTACATCGACGCAGTTAGCGCAATCAGCTAACCGCGAGGGCTTCGTCACGCCATCCACCCAAGGGAGGGCCGATGCCGTGACGAGTGGACAGGAGGGGTTGGCCAACCCCTCCTCCACCCAACACCGAAGAGGAAGGTTATGAAGTCATATCAAATAGCGTCGCAGCCAACTGAAGGACTCCTGCAACGGACGGATTGTGCGACTGAATACGTTCTACATGCGCGAAAAACTCATCGAGAGTCCCGTCATTCTTTAGCAGATTACATTCACCGCAGCAGGGCACAACATTGCCGTGAACATAACCTTTGCTCGAATCGACACGATCCAGGCCGGAGTAACGAATCTCCATACCCGGAACACGCGAAAGTTGACCTTTGGTTCTGTATTTCACATAGAACACATTCGATGGCTCTTTGCCGCAGTAGGTACACGGCATCTTCGACACCACTTTTAATTGGGGGAGTGTGAGATGAAATGAAATTCCTTCCCGCGATGGCTCATCGAATTATGAAAACTGTTCCAGATGCACTCAATGTTTCGTGCGGGAAGCCACGTAGGTCTTGCTCTGCACTTGAGACAAGAGGTACTGATGCCGTTGCGGAGAGCACGATAAGTCACAACCCGTTCGACCCCGCACTGACAACGAACCAAACAGGCGCGGTCGGTATATTTTTTAGAACTAACGTACCAATCATTTTCGAGCACAACCCATTTCCCAAACTGCTTCCCTATGGGAACTGGTGGATATTTCAAAAAGTTCACTTGCAGGTTGTTAGTATCAGAACGGCGGTACACGCCTACCTGTGCAGACAGGTTTTTCATTTAGCCCTCCACGGCTGATTGGAATGTGTACCGCCTATTTTATTGCACCAAAGGAGAAAACACCATGCCGACCGACAGAACCAAAGTTACCGAGGAGCTGGAGAACCTCCAGCTTGAAGAGGCACGAGCACAAGCCGTAGACCGCCGCAACAAGCGCACCGAGAAGGACGGACGCCTGAAGGCCATCGAGTCTTCGCTCCGCGCCAACAATGCGCGGCGGAAGGACATCGAGAGCCGATGCGCCCACCGCAAAGGAGGCAAGGGGGTTGCGATGCTCTTCCAGGGCAACGACTCCAATTACGCCGTCGTCAAGCACACGCTGTCCCACGGCCCCACCATCGTCATCTGTCAGCGATGCCCGAAGGTGTGGGAGCCGCCGCCGCGCCACCTGATAGCGAAAGGCGCGACCGCCGAGGACCGCGCCGAGTACAAGCGTCTCGCCCAGGAGTACCAGTGGGCTTTGAACCTGCCCACCGACAACGAACCAAGCGGCACCGTTCTCTTCGCGTTCCATCAACCGGATGCAGCGTGATGGCCACGAAGAAAAAGCCGCAGAAGAAACCACCGCCGCGACACAGTGACGGCCCCACCGCCGCACGAATGCGTCAGGCCACCAAACCCGCACCACCACCACCGCCGAAGGAGAAGAAAGCCATGACAACCAACACCGAACAAGACCGAATGGGGACGGGACGGGCGACCGGCAGAGCGGACGCACCCAACCCCACACAGACGCGACCGAGGGACAACTCGCCGCGTGGAGCCGGATCAGGCGAAGAAGCTGTCAGGCTCCGGCAGATGACGAGCGCACCGGTACCGCAGATTTCGCACCGGGAGCGCGTGGCTCAACTCCTCGACCAAGCCGACCAGAACGAAGCGGACAACCTTGCAGCCAATGAAAAACAGGTGGAAGCCGCGAACAAATTCCAGTCCTTCCAGGACGAGAGGGATGCCGAACGAGCGACCGCAACCGCAGAGTCCGCACCCGAAGTACCCAACCCCCGCGACCCCGCCGTGATGAAAGCGCAGAAGGCATTTCGCGAAGCGCAGTTCAGCGGCAAGACCGTGGGCGACATGGAACCCGGCAACAACCGCCGAGTGCAGGGCACACCAGCACAGGCGACGGTTGACCAGTAGGAGTGAGCCGTGGGAAACAGTTCGATCACACTTCAATCCGTGATGGATGGGGTCTCCTCGATTGGAGACCTCAATCCTGTCTTCAACGAGACGGGCGGATGGGCCGACGAACCCGCGCTGACCATCGGCAACGACGTGATGATGGAACTCATCGGCACACGGTTTCCGTGGAAGTGGAATCGAATTAAAATCCCGCCCTTCCCCCTGAACCCCTACCAGCAGGACTACGCATCAATGGTCGCGGGAGTCGGCTGGCTGGAGAACGGCCTCCGCATCGACATCAACAACTCGCAGTATCCGCCCCCCACATGGCCTATCTACGCCGTCCGTGACCTTCCGATGGAGAACATCATGGGAGGGTTTCCGTATCAGGTGTGTTGGTTCAACAACTGCGACCTTGAGCAAGGCGCATGGCCAGGGCCAGAGGTTAAGTACACGCAGCCGATTGGAGCCACGACGCCGCCGGAAAACCCGGCGACCGACATCCTTGACGCCAACGGCAACATCCTCGTGCTATCGAAGTACGGCACCACCGGACTCACGCCGCCCGTCGCCGCGACGCCGGTTGTCTACGGTGCAGTGATCGAGGACGGAACCTGCGAGTGGATAGCGGTTGACCCGAACAAACAGGGCTTCCGCTTTCGTCCGATGCCGCCGCAAGGTGGACAGGTATGGCTCATCCGACTCTTCGGACAGAAGGTTGCACCGCTGTTTACCAAGATGCAGCAGTTCATCGACCCGATTCCGGACGATCAATCGAAGTGGTTCCGCGATGGGTGCGTGGCCTATGCCCACCGCTATAGCTCCAACCCCGCCGTGAAATCGCGTTATCTCCCGATGCGCTCCGAGTGGATTGCCGCGATGGACGCGCAGACCAAACAGAACGACCGCGAAGACGAAGCCAAAGGATTCTTCCCCGACCGCAACATCATGGCCCCAAGTTATGTAACCGACCCAGGCCCATATCCCTATCGCTACGGATGGAGATAACCATGAGCGTGACGCGGAACCTTCAATCGAGTGCGCTGTTTTCGATGCCGTTTATCGACTACCAGCCCGTCAATATCTCGAACGGAGAACCCGCCGTGACTGCGGCCAACATCACCCGGCAAACGATGATGGGGCCACCGTTCAAATGGCCGTGGAACCGCGACAGCTTCCAGATTGAGCTTGACGCAACCATGACTTCATGGCTGCAAGACTACGAACTCCTCCTGCCCACCTTCGGCTTTCTCGAAAAGCTTTGGCTCACCGATCCGACCGGCAAGGTGAACGAGATAACCAATATCGCCCAGAGCCTCGCGGAAGAGAGCGCGATCAAACGGCCTTCGAGCGCAGCAATGCAGACGATGGATGAAGACGGCTACGTTGTGCTCAGGCTCAATACCCTGCCCGACGTGGCCTACACCATCGACGGAGTGTTCCAACGCGCCCCGAAGATCATGACTTCGATGGCAAGTACGTGGAACCCGATTCCCGATCATCTCAGTTTTATCTACGATTGGGGGTTTCTGGGATTCATCTCGTTACTAACCAAAGATGCACGCGCACCGATTTTTTTGGGCAAGTTCACCAGCCACCTACTCGGAGCGCAGGACGGATTGACCGCGCTCCAGCGCAACATATTTCTCGGAAATTTTCTTGAAGTCATAAACCAGCAGGGCCGCGAACAACTCGCCACACAGCAAGGCGCACAGGCCAGGGGGAACTCCTGATGCCGAACGCCCTCATCATGGCCGGAGCTGGCCCGGAGCCAAGCAACTTCGCGCCACTCAACACCAACCGCATCTTTACCGGATTGTGGACGAATCGCAGTCTCTTGCGCGATGCCGCGACCAGCGACTATCAGGAACACTACGGGATGGGGAGGCAAGACTCCATCGCCGGAGGATTCAACAGCGAGATAAGTCCGCGACTCACGCTCGTCCGCAGACCCGGCACCAGCGTCTACAACGCCGTCGCGCAGCACCCGATTACGCGCTGGTACAGCTTCAACACCTTCGACCTGACCAGCGAAGCAATCCATGTGATGGCCGACACCAACACCGCCGTGATGGACGTGACCGCCCCCGGATCAAACGTCCTCTTCACCAAGACTCCCGGCGCAGGATCGACCTACTTCCTTGGCGTGGGCAACATCCTCTACTTCACGAACGGAACCGATAACAAGCAGTGGAACCACGACACCCTTCAGGTGTGGAATTGGGGCATCCCCGCGCCGACCGCCGCGCCGACCGTGACGCAGCAGCCGAGGCCCAACACCTACCCGTCATGGAAGCAATCAACGGCCTACAGCACGACCGAAATCTACGGCCTCACCATTGAAGACTCCAATGACCTCATGCAGCGCGTGACCACCTTTGGAGAAACCGGCGCTCAGGCTCCAGTGTGGAATACGGCATACCTTCAGGGCACTCCTGACGGTTCGGTTGAGTGGCAGAACATGGGGGTTTCGGGATGGAGTGCGAACCATGCCTACCAGAATGGTGATCCGGTTGTAGGCACCGTCGTTGACTCGCAGGGACTCAACATCGGAACCCTCTTCTACTGTGTCCAAAGCGGCCAGAGCGCAGCCACGCCGCCTAATTGGGTTGCCGGAGTGGGATCAATCACCGGAGATGGAGGCGTGACCTGGAAGAACATGGGGAACCTGCTTTACTGGCCCGATATTGGCCCCTCAACCCCCATTGTCGGAGCCGATACGATTGTCGATCCTAACGGCTACCTGCAACAAATCCTCCAGTGTGGCAAGAGCGGAAACGCCCCCCCCACATGGCAAACCGAGCTAGGCGCGTACACCTTCGATGGAAGCATTGTGTGGGTGAATGCGGGAGCCTTCGCCGCAGGTGCGACAGCCGCCACGCAGTACGGCTACGCCTACCAAAATTCAGCCAACACCGACCTCAGCGAGATGTCTCCGGCAAGCACACCGATCACCGTCATCAAAGGCGGACAGGTTGTGATTCAGGGAGTAGGTTCAGCCGATCCACAGTGCGACACCATCCCCATCTACCGCATCGCGCAGGGAGGATCGACCTTCCTCCTCCTCGCCACCATTGCGAACCCCGGCGCAGGGGTGACGTGGACGTACATCGACACCCTTCCAGACTCAGCCTTGAACCCTGAAATTCAGGCTTTGGTAGCAGGGGAGGGAACTCCGTTGCCAGCCGGAGCGTCGTGTCTGGGATACCACCTTGGCCGCATCTTTGCCGCCGTGGGGAACGTCGTCTGGATATCGAGCGGCCCCGATGCCGTGGTGAGCGGATCGAGCGGAAACGCCGGATTCGATACCTTCTTTACCTGCCAGTCGAAGATCAAACGTTTCTGGGTGACGCCCCTGGGAATGGTCGTCCTGACAGCGCGGGATGCGTACCTGATTCTAGGCAGCGCGACCGACACCGACCCGCTCTACATGGTCGTCTTTATCGCCAACCTTCCACTCCCGTCCTATGACGCTTTCACCCTCAACAAGACCACCGCCTACATGATGATGAGCAACAACCAGCTCATCTCACTTGACCCCTCAGCCGGGATTGTCGATATCGGCTATCCCATCGCGGACATTCTGGAGGAGGACTATCCCGCAACAGGGGCTTACGTCACCTATCACAGCCAATCCAGCCGCGATTCCGCGCTCTACGTGGGCAACGGAAACGGCTTCTGGTACAGGATGGCCACCAACTCCGCGCCGGAGCAGGGAACGAACTGGAGCACCCAGGCTTTAATCCCCGGAATGGCCGCGATTCAGAGCGTGGAAGTGACCCCCGGACAGTACCGTTTATTGATAGGTTGCAGAACGGGAACCGCGCCTATTTACATGCGCGACCGCACCGTAAATACGGACTTCGGAAACCCCTTTCCAGTGGATACAACCTTCGGAAATATCGTGCTTGCACAGCCGGGAGAACTGGCTGCTTTGACGTTCATCACCCTAGAGTCCGTGCGCGTCGGAACACGCGCCGGACTCGCCCTTCTTTTGGGTGAGATTGGCACCACATCCACGGTCAAATTTGAGACCCTGAAACGCACCCGTCAAGACCCCCCGAACCTACCCGCCAGCACCACCCTTTTCAGTGACCGATATCACTTCAAGCAGAATCAGAAATCGGCATGGTGCAGACACTTCCAAATGAACATTTCATGGCCAGCCGAAGACGCCCCAAATGAGCTATTAGCCTTCACCATTTTTGGTCAGACTTGGCAGGAGTTTAGGAGCCAATAATGCCCACCATAAAACAGTCCGCGAAGCCGAACATGAAGGGGTGGACAAAGACCCCCACGAAGCCCCCCGCACAGGCCCAGACACCCGTCCCGCAACCCCCTCCTGAGAGGAGTGCTTTCATGGTTGCTTCGATGCCCCTGATGGCCTCCACCGGAGACGCTTTCCAGAGGCAGTTTTACAGCACCCAGAACATCCCCGCGCAGAGGATTCTGCCAGCCGGAAAAGGAGCCAGAGCATGACCGTCGAGATACCCAACCAGACCCCGGCATCCTTCAGCTTCAAGGGCTACACCGTGAGAGCGGTTGGGGAGATGGACAGAGCCTTCATCGAGCACCTGATTGAAGCCGATGACTACCACCGGGACAACATGACGCCGGACTACTTCCTCAAGATGGTGAAGGGGGAGGATGCGTGGGCACTGGAGAAGGATGGGCGAGTCCTCTTCTATTTCAAGACCCAGACCGCCGTCCGCATGGGTATCTTGTTCGCCAACATGGGGACGCCAGCGCAGAGGCACGAGAACCGCTTTGCTCTTATTGATGGCCTCGATTGGATCATCCCTCTATTAGTAGCGAACGGATTCAGGGAAATCCTCTTCGATACGAAAGGGCCGGAACTCGAAGTTTTCTCAAAAAGACATCTCGGCTTCACTGACGCCGGACGGTTGCTGACCCGCCCGTTGCCTCCGACGCCAAGCGCAGGTGTCCAGCAAGGCGATACGGAGCCGTGGGAACAGTCCCCACAGGCAAGCAAGAGAGCGGGGTGACGTGAAATGTGCGGAGCTACGCAACAACAGAAAGATTTGACGCAGGAGCAAACCGACTTCTATACCAACCTCACCGCGCAATACAACACCGTCTTTGGGCAAAGTCAGGCGATCACAGGCGCATTGACCTCCGCTTTCACGCCGATCCTTCAGGCAGGGCCATCCCAGACAGGCTTTGCCCCGACAGAGGAGGCCGCTCTCCAGACCCAGAACACGGAGAACGTAGCCACCAACTACGCCCAGGCACAGAAGGCGACCGCCCAGATTCTTGCCAGCCGTGGGGGAGGCGACACCCTGTTGCCGTCGAGCGTCAACGCCAATCTATTAGCCCAGAACGCCAACCAAGCCGCCGCCGCCCGTTCAGCCGGACAGAACCAGATCACCCAGGCCAACTATGCACAGGGCTATACCAACTGGAATACCGCCGCGAACGTCTTAGGTTCCACAGCAGGACTGATAAATCCGACTGCTTATTCAGGTCAGGCGACCGGCGCGGGAAGCGCGGCAAGTACCTCCGCCGCCGCCGTCGCCGCCGCCGCAAACAGCCCTTGGAATGCCGCCTTTGGAGCACTTGGAAGTGTGGGTGGATTAGCCACCGGAGTAGCCCTTAACAAGCTCATTCCGCAGAAGACCGGGTGAGCCTAAAAGGAGGGATTATGGCAGACGATACAAGCCCGATAACACCCACCGGAACCGACCCGAACGGCCTCGCCGGAATGGTACTCGGACAGGGGGGTGATATCCCCAATACAGGGATGCCGCCGACCCCTCCGCCGACCCCTCCGACGACCGATCCGACGACCCCCAATGCGACCACCCAACCGCAGCCGCCACAGGGCGATTTTATCCCCCCACAAGGCACCGAGCCAGCCCCCGAAAGTTGGGGGAAACACGTCGAAAGTTGGTTGGGTGACAAGCTCAGTAAGATATCCTCCGCGATCACCGGAGACGAGACTTGGACGGTAACAAAAGCCGCCGATGGAACCACGACCGCAACCAAAGCGCCGATCACGAATAAGGAAAGATGGGGTCAAATCGCCGCCGTTGCCATCGGTGGAGCACTCAAGGGTTTGGCAGCAGGACAAGGCCCAGGAGGAGCCGCCAAAGCCCTAGGCGCAGGGGGGGAGTTTGGGATGCAGGTTCCCCAACAGCAGCAGAAGAACGCCCAAGAACAGGCCGACCAGGGGAATAAGCAACTGATGTTCTCCGCGAACAAGGCACTTCTCCAGCAGAAGATTGCGATGAATGTCTTCGCCCTGAATCAAATGGACGCGAATCTGACAAAGGAGCAGGTAGATCGAGCCAATGAGAATGAGGCGTGGCTGCTGTCAAACCCCAATAATCAAAAAGTGGCGGACTTTAAGACCGAAGCCGACGCCATGCAGTATGAGAAGACGCACCCGGAACTCCTCAAATTGCACACTGGTTCCGGCTATCACACGGAGATGACCCAAGGTGCGGACGGCAAGCCGCAAATCAGTCTCTATACCGTGGATCAGGGTTGGCTCGACAGAAAAAACGATCAGGATGTGACCTACAAACGATTGGAGCCGGGAGACACCCTTGACGCTCCGATGAAGTTAGTCCCGCACACCGTCAAGGCAGGATCAGACACCAACCGGAATATCAGCATCGCGCAGGAAGCAGAGACGAAAAGAATCGGTGACTACCAGATCGCAATAGGGAAGCTGAAGGACACTCAGACGAAAACAGCGTCCGAGACGGCTTTACACAAAGACGAGGGAGCGAAAGCGAGAGCGGAAACAGCGGAGTCCTATGCGAAAACGAAGCAAATCCAACAGCAGATGGACGTAGGGCCGGGAGGCCCGAATGCAGGTTTGGGACAGGATATCTACAGGGGTCGCGCAGATATCAGTCAACTCCGCACCCGCAAGGATTGGCCGATCATCTATGCCGCCGCCCGTCAGTATGGAATCGACAACGGACTCCCGCCGCTCAACATCGAAAAAGCCACTGCGAAGTTCAATGCGTACAAGAAGACGCAGGACGCGTACACAGGCAATGGCGAAGCAGCGACGAAGATTCAGGGATTCAGCACACTTCTGGGGCATCTTGGAGACGTTGTGGACAACGCCAACGAACTCCAAAGAACGAATAGCCCCTGGCTGAATCGACCCATCAATGAACTCGATAAAGAGGTAGCAGGAGGGACGCAAGTAGGGCCAGCCGAGATAAGGACTCTTGCCCCCGCGAAGGAGTTTGGAAACGTTCTTGCGAATAACCGCGCACTCAACAATGACGAAAAAGAAGACGCCAAGAAGAGTCTGAATGTGAACCTCACCCCGGCACAACAAAGACTCAACGCGAAACAGATGGCCCATACCGCCATCGACCGACTAGCTCCAGTCTTCCAGGCGTACCGCGAAGCCTCCGATGGGGATGAGTCACCGACGCAGCTAACCCCTCGCGCAATCCAGACCTTGAAGAGTGTTGGCCTCTATGACTACGCGATGCAGCAGCTTCACCCGCAAGGAGTGACGCCGCAGCAAGGAGGAGGAGGAGGAGGAGGAGCGCAGCTACCAGCCGCACTCCCCAATGTAGACGTGCGAACCGACAACAAAGGGAACTATACACAGCTTCAAAACGGGAAATGGGTTGCCGTAGCAGCACCGAACGCGCAATAAAAAGGGATGAGTATGGCAGAGCCAACGACACCGCCGCCGCCACCAGGATTCGATACCGTTGTGGGAGCGGGAGCGACACCGCCGCCGCCACCGGGATTCGATACCGTTGTGGGAGCAACACAGCCGCCAGCGCAACAGAGCAACCCCAACGGCCCCGTTGACGCGCAAGGTAATCCATTCACCGTTCCCTCGTTGCCACAGCAGTTGAGCAATGCAGGGAATCAGATCGCGGGATTCATCAAAGGCGCGGGACAGACCACAGCGGGAGCGATCAACGTACTCAATAACAGGATCACAGCCCGAAATGACCCCGGCGACGTTCAAGCCCTCTCGCACTTCGCAGATTGGGTTTCCTCTCATTCGAAGATTAACAACGCCGAACAGAGTAAGGGTGAGATGACCCAATCCGCGCTGGAATTAGCCGCGATGGGATTGGTAGGAGGCGCAGAAGGCGCAGTAGTCAAGGGCGTAGAAGAATTGCCAGCGGCTTCGGAGCTGGTAGGTCAAGTTGGGAAAAATCTTAAACTGTTGGAGAGCAATTCAACGCTTGCGCGGGTTCTGAGGGTGGGACTGGACACCATCAAGGGAGGAGCGCGGGGAGCCGTCGAGCAGGGAATACAGACTGGAGTGAAAACGGGTGATCCAGTACAAGCCGGACACGCTGCAAGAGTGGGTGCAGTGTTCGGAGCCGGAGGCGGAGCGGTAGCCAGCGGAGCCAATGAAGTCGCAGGAGCCATTGACGCAGCGCGACCAGTGGGCCGCGATATCGCGGGAGCCGACTTCCCAACCAACAGCAGGACAGGCGGGGTGATTCTTCGACCAGTCAAAGAAGCTGGCCCCGAAGCCGCGACACAAGCCGTGGATGAAGCCGTAGGCAACATGGGGAAGACAGCAGTAGCGAACTCGCTTAACCGCGCCAACCGCGCACGTCCGCTGGAGACCCTACCACGCACACAAAGGATTCCACCTAAGCTTCCCGCGCCGGAAGGATCGACGCCGGGAATCCCCATGAGGACGGCATTGCCCATAGAGATTCAAAGGCCCATAGACCCCAACGATTTAAGCAAAGGCTATGAAACCGTCAACATGGGAAGCGAAGCGGAGCCGACGCCAGTAGTCGAAGGCAAGACTGCCTTTGAACCCGGCAAGCAGCAAATAGCTACGCGCTCTGTAGCCGGGAAAGGTTCCCCAACCTCGCCCACCGAACCCTACAACGCAACCGTGGATAAAGGACGCCTAGCATCGAGTTTTGCCTATGGTGACGAGGAACCATTGCCGCAAGTGTCCGACCTTGGCAATCAGCCGCAGGGAAGCCACCGCGAACCGATTTACCAGTATCGCACTCAGGTAAAGCCGGGAAGCCCAGAGCCAGGTGTAGACGTAGCCAAAGGCCCCGGCGCATTGATCCTTACCAACGATGGCCAAGCATCGAGCATAGGAAAAGCGAGAGCGAATCTCGCGCAGTACAACCGCGTCCTCAATGATGACGGCATAGTTGGCGAGATGGGAGTGCGACAGCATCAGCAACTTCAGGCCCAACGCGATGACCTTGCCGATCAGATATCCCGCTATGACAATGCCGCCGCCACCCACGCCGCTCGCGCACAAACCGAAATGACCGACTACTACGCAAGCCAGCCGCATTTTGACACTCATGACGTCATAGGTGCAGTGCGGAATACGGACAGCCTGGGGCAAGGTGGGCAACTGTTGAAAGATTCCGCCGCACCCTTCTGGGATAGAGCCGACGCCGCCAGCGGAGGACGGTTCAGTGAATTGCGTGAAGATGAGAAGTCACTTGAAAAAAGGTTTAACTCCGACCCGACCGCCAATCTCGCAAGTATTCGACAACAACTCGCCACCAATCGACAGGCGATGATGGACTGGTTCGATGAGCACCGAGCAGAGTTTTCACCGAAGGAGTGGGAGACACACCGCGACCTCTACCAAGACGGCATCGTAACGTCAAATCTCAACACCCTCGTCCAATCGCGATTTAACGGAATCAATCGCGCCGAGGTTGCCCAACCTTTAGAACACAAGGGTTCAACCCTGAAGCGCATTTTCCAACCGGGCAATGACTTCAACCAGGAGATAGAAAATTTCTACAACGAGGGGAACAACCGCGAAGTCTTGGAGCGGACTATTGGCCGCGCTCACATGAACGATATTAAAAACATCGGTCAACTCTTCGAGGGAGCGCAGCGTGAGCAAGCAACTGCAACGCTCATGGATCAGATTCGCACAGCTTATCGCCATCACCGCTATGTTGGTGGGGGTTTAGTGGGAGGCGGAATAGGCGGAAGCCTGGGGTATGGCTTGGGTCATGGAGCCGGAACAATAGCAGCGGGAACAGCAGTAGGGTCAACAGCAGGGGCAGTCGTCGCCGGAACCACGACGGGGTTCCTACGTTATCTGGGTGACAGGTTGGCGAGTGAGCCGGATTTCCTTAAGCCCTTCGCCTATGCCATCAAAAACAACGTATCGCCGCGCTTCGCCGCCCCGTTGCTCATCGCTCGAATGTTGGCCGGGACAAGAAACGCAGTAGACAGACAACCACCGACGCAACAGGACAAAGAAGTAGTGCCAGCCGATAAAGAGCGCGGAGTGCAGTCCGTGACTCTGCCAACCATGCAGCCAGGGGGACAGCAGTGAGCGCAGAAGCCGGAATCATCGGATCGAACCTGAAGGAATCGACGCGGAGCTATGACGAAGAACTCTCGCTCACGCAGGAACAAACCGCGTATCTCGAAACGCTGGAGCGCAGCGACCGCCAACTCACTGACAAAGAGATCGAGGAGATCGACATTCAGTACATGCTGGCATACGCCGCCGCCGAGCCTTCGCGCTGGAAGAAACAGGAGCTATGGCAGGGAAACGAGAACGAAGAGATGCGCGTCGTCAACATCATGCACCCTCACGCCATCTTCAGAAAGCTGAAAGCCGCTGGAGTGGATGCGCGGATCGAGGCGCCGAGCTACTGGGTGTGGGGTGTGGACGACCATACCGGACTCTTGACCATGATGAAGAAGGAACGCAGCGAGGGAAGGCTTTGGCTGCATGATGACGCCATACGCGGACGTGTCGGTGTGAGCGCCTGGGTGTATGAGAACGGGCAGAAGATTCGCCGTTGCGTCACGTCACTGCAAGATGGATGCGGCCCGGAGTGGAGCGTGATGCGCTTCAACGAATGGAACGTGCCGACGACAGAGAAGTATCGCGGGTGGAGGACGGCGATGCTCCACCTGATTCTCGCCGGAGTGCTGACCGAGACCGAGGTTGACCGCGCCTTCGGCCCAGTAGTGAACAACGATGCCAGTTGGTTCTACCGCCATGCCCTTGAAGGCCACAGAAAGAAGAGGGAGCCATGAGACGCGCACTCACCGTCATCATGGCGTCATGCGTGGCGTTCGCCGGTTGCCACAACACCGTCATCCTCTCAGGTGGAGGAATCCATCCCGTTGTCATTGACAAAGAAGTTGCGCCGGAGCTTCAGTGTGCCGTGATTGCCATGCAATTTATTCATGAGGATCAACAGCGGATCGCGCTCGAAGCCTGTCAGGAAATTGCGGCCGAGGGAGCGAAGAAGGCCCAGGTGAAGCCGTGACCTATGAGAACTACATCAAGGCGAAGCTGGTAGACGTGGGCATCGAGGACGCCTACCACCACGGAGGAGTAGAGCCGATGCTGGCCGTCATCCAGGTACTCGCGAACCGCGTGAAGGAAGGGTGGAACGACTGGCAGGGTGTGATCGACAACGCAGCGGGAGTACGCGGAACGACATGGAAGGACAGGCCCGTAATCAATCCACGCGACGGAGGGTTCAGGGAGCTGCTTCGCCGCGTGGACGACATCTACCACGGTGTTGCCGACGATACCAACGTCAACCTTGAAGACCGCAAATCCTTCTACTACGCCGAACTCAACAACATCTCCAGCCCCTGGTTTCGACAGAACATTTTGAACGACCTCGACAATCACCCGCGCATCGCGACCGTGGGGCAACTGACTTTCTTCGGATGAGGCGCAGACATGGCGACGATCACAGGCACACTTGCAACCTTCTTTGAGAGCAGCAACGCGCCGGACACCGACTCGATAGCGTCGATAGACATTGCTCTGTGCAACTACGGGAGTCAGGTTGCTCGTGCGGACGGTACGGTGATGCTTGCCGATGTGACGCTGAAGGGACTGGCAGTTGAAACGGATGGCACCTTCAGCATCGAGCTTGCCGGTAACGATGTGATCGAGCCAGCGGGAACCTACTACACCTTCACCGTGAAGGACGGCAACGGCGACACCATCCAGACCAACGCCTACATCTTTCTCGACGCCGACACCTACGACCTCAACACGGAACAGCCGTTCGACCCGTCGTTGCCCGTTCCGCCCTTGCCGCCGCTGATTTTCGACCAACTTGTGGACTTCGCTTATCAGCCCACCATCGGAGTAGACCTCGACAACAACCGCACCGCGTTTATATTTCAACTCGCAGGGGACATGGTGGTGAACTTCTTTATCAAAGGGCCACCGGGAAACCTCTACACCCTGATGGTTCAGCAGGACGCGACCGGAGGCCATCAGCTTACGTGGGCCGACACGGTACAGAACGCAACCCCAATCGACCAAGACCCCAACGGACTAACCGCCCAGACCTTCATCTCCAACACAGACGGCAACCTGTACCCAGTAGGCGCGGGAACCTACTACCCATGAATGGCTCTTACGCCACACTCAACACGCGAAGGCCGCTCGTCTTCGATGGCACCAAGGCAGTGTGTTTCATCATGACGCTGATGAACAACGTACCAGCCGGACGCACCAAGAACATCGCGCCGGGTGTGCTCTACACGTTCATCATTCACCAGAACGCAGCGAAGAGTTACACCTTCGCGTGGCCTATCACTTGTCTCAACGCGATTCCGGTTGACCAGACGCCGGACTCGACTACCGTTCAAAACTTCATCGGCCTGACCGGAGGCACACTGCAAGCCGATCCTCCCGGTACGTGGACACAAAAGGAGCAGCCATGAGCACAACCCCGACGCTGGTAGGCCCGACACGAACACAGCAGATCAATAACACGCTGTACGTGGGCGGAGGATACCTGCATACCATTCAGCAAGCCGTGAACTTCGCGGTCGCGAACGGCGGAGTCTACAGAATCGTGATACCGAGCAGCTATACAGGGAGCGAGGCGATTGACTCCATCGTCAACGGCGAAGCGCAGGTGTACCTCGTGGACGAGCGCCTATCGCAGACGCAGACCTATAGCTGGAGCGGAACCGCCTACACCCCGGCAGGGCTGCATGAGATGGGAGATATCGAGTGCGATGGCGCTGTGTCCGCAACCGACGTGAATGTTAGCCACGAAATCAATTTCCCCGGAGGCTCTCTCATCAACGAAGGCAACTACAACCTTATCCTTGACCCGACACCAGACCCGAGTGGAACGATTCTGCTGAATTGGAACAACGGGGGGGGAAGAGGAACACAGTTCGGAGACGGGAACTCCAACCCGGTCGCGACGGTGGATGGAGAGGGGAACATAACGTGTATCGGTGACATCGACTGCGATGGCATGGTTACAGCGGCGGAAGCGACCATCTCTGATGTGCTCACCGCAGGGGCAGTTCGGGCCTTGACCGATCCCCTGGGAGAGCCGCCGCGCTCCGCTCAGATGTCCTACAACACACCCAACGAGACCGGAGTGCTGGAGTCTACGGGGCCGGATACGGCGACGGAAGCCGGAATTATATTGGCTGGCTGGAACAGCGATCACACGCAGCACACCAATTACCTCGTTGGCACTCCGAGCGGGATAGACATGACCGCCGTACCTGTCAGCGTAGATGCCCTCACAGCCGAGAACATCACCGCGAACGATGCAGCGTTTGAAACTTGCGAGGTTGCTGGCTCACCCGTTCGCACCTTCGCCAACACAAGTGTAGGCATGGTCTATCCCTCACCGGGAGTGGCCGTCTCTGCTGGAGGCGGATGGGGGCAATCAATCGCGCAGAGCACACTCGCCTTCGTCAACAAGGACAACGTGTTCCAAACCCAACAGAGCTTCGTCCCGAACAACAACATATCAGGCATCCAGGCTCAGGGTAGCGGGTTGACGGTTGGATATAACCTCCGAGGCAACGGCGAAACCGATTTCGTCAACGCTGGCGGAGGAGCGACGAGCGCGTTCAACTGGTACAACGTTGCGCCCAATACGAAACTCGACAACACGGTAGTCCCGCTGATGACGATGGACTATACCGGAACCTTGCGCCCCGCCGCCGCGCTGGTCGCGGGAGGCGCGGTCGTGGCGACTGGCTCCAGTTCGACCATTCCCATTCCAGCAACGGCCTCGCAAGTCTATCTAAGCTGTGACAGCAATAAAACCCAACCGCGTGTGGGCATGGTCTGTAGCACCGCGCCGGTTGACCAAAAAGTTTCGGATGTGTGGGTCGATGCATCGGGAACCATCCACCACCGTCTCTTCGATGACGCGAGAAGCGTAGCGAATGACTGGCTGACCGTTGTCCGTAACGGTGCGATTGCTCAGTCCATAACCCTGACCGGAGAAACCAGCGTAGCGGGAGACCTGGCTGTATCCGAGACTCTCAACTGCACAGGCGTCGTCAATGCCGGACAGGGGCTTATAGTCACTGACCCCACCGCCGCGATTACCCGGATGACTCTAGGAGTAAACGGTAACAGTGGGACTCGATGGAATGGGCAGTTCCTAATCGGAACGGCCAACCCAACGGACTTCAACTCCTACAACCAACAATTCATCATCACTCGATATGCCCAAGACATAGGAGAAAGCAACGTTTTTGTCCTTGATGGAGGTGGAAATTTAAACATCACAGGAGCTATGAATGCGGCCCAGAAAAACTTCCGCATCATCGACCCGCTCGACCCCACCAAACTCCTGTGGCATTCGTCGCTTGAAGGCCCGGAGGTTGCCGTCTTCTATCGCGGGGAGGCAGTGACCGATGAGCAGGGAACCGCAACCATCACCCTGCCCGATTACTTCGAGGCCCTGACCCTGCCCCAAGGCCGCACCGTCCTGCTGACAACACTCTTCGAGGACGATGACGTGGAGACGGAGATCGGGAGGCTGGCAGCGGGAAGGGTCAAGGATGGAGCATTCCGCGTCCGATCTGAGTACGCTTCGCAAGCGTTCTACTGGGAAGTGAAAGCCGTCCGTTCCGATGTCCCCCCGCTGGTAGTCGTCACCGACATCCCCGTAGTACCAGTACAGCGGCCCGTAGCCCCTTTACCGCAAAGGCCGACAGACACAGCACCGACCGGCAAGAAGAACGGCAAAGCGAAACGATGACGCGGTAAACTGGGTGTGTTCTTAATGCTCACTGGGAGCACACAAAGAATCGCTCGAATTGCAAGGCCGGAGGATGGTATCCCCCGGCCTTTTTTTATTTAGCCTTTGGCTTCTTCTTGAAGGTGGGAACGTGACCCCGCGCCATCCTCTCCCGCATGGTCGTCCTGCTGGCAATCGACCGCCGCCGCTTGCTCAGGGACTCGCGCTGTGCTGCGATGGCATTCGAGACCTTGGGAGGCAGCACCAGGCGCACGAGGCCGGACTCATCCGCGCACTCGATAAAGATGTAATCGCCCTTCTCTTCGTGGCGGAGAGTCTGAATGATGAACGTCTCAGCTTGCCCGGTTATCGGCTGGACTGCTTTAACGATGGATGGCTTGGTGGAGAGCGACACGTCGATCAGTCCCCCGTACATGCGGTCGTACTTCGTGATGGTGGTTTCCATGTGAACTCCAGAGTGAATTGGACGCAATGCGTCCGCATACAGTGTATCACAGGGTATTCCACTTGTCAACGGGCTGCTTTGTGATACATTGTGTGCATGAGTAAAACAATCACCCTTCCAGTAAGATTCCCGACCGAGCTTTTAGACATGGTTTCGGACAGGGCTGAAAGCCTCCGCCGAAGCAAAGCCTCCATCATCGTTGAAGCTGTTGAGAAGCACTTTCACCCCAATGGTCTGAAGCCCAAAACCACCGCCACCAAGAAGAAAGCGGGTGCCCGTTGATTACATTCGGCCAACTGTTACTCGCCGTCTCGATTCCCACCATTGTCGCCATCATCGGAATCCTGATGAACAATAGCGCGGTAAACGGGCTTCGCGTTGAAGTTCGCGCCGACATCACCGAGATGCGAAACCTGTTCAATCACTTTGTAGATCGCCACGTCTCTCACGAGGGACGGATAGCCACCCTCGAAGCAAAACCGAAAGAAAGCAAATGATGATGGCCAAGTACAAAGTAAAAATCACCGTCAAAGCCGAATGCACGTATGAGACAGAGGTTGAGGCATCTTCAGAGAGCGCAGCCGAGGACGCAGCCAGCGGCCAGTGGCGAGACAAACTCCCCTTCGACTTCCAAGTGGGGAAGGGCTACATCACCGATTGGGACGCCGAGGAGACGACGCAACTGACCTTCGAATGCGAAGAGTGCGAGACCGCCATCACTGAACAAGAGTACCGTCAACATGACTTCATGTGCGCGAACTGTTCCGCAACCCTAGAGAAAGTAGGAACGAATTGAGAATTGTTAAATTCTATGCCGAGAACGTCAAACGGCTGAAGCTGGTAGACATCACTCCCGGCAAGTACGTCACCCGGATCACCGGAGGCAATGGAGCAGGGAAGTCGTCTGTCCTCGATGCCATCGAGTGGGCACTCACCGGAGCGCGTAACGTTCCCTCAACCCCCGTCCGCAAAGGATTAGGCAAAGCCGTCATCCGCCTCGACCTGGGTGAGATAGTCGTCACCCGCAAACTTATCGAAGGCAGCACCAAACGCGCCGGATACCTTGCCGTCGAAGACAAGAACGGAAAGGCATGGAAAGACCCCGGCGAGATGCTTGCCGCCCTGATGGGTGCAATCAGCTTCGACCCCCTTGGCTTTACCCGCATGAGCGCACGGCAGCAATTCGACCAGCTAACCCATATTGCCGCGCCGGACGTTGACCTTGATGCACTGGAGGAACAGGCCACCGCCGACTACGACCGCCGCACCGTCGTGAAGAAGGAGCGCGATGCCGTAGCCACCCGCCGCGATGCTATCGCCGTCCCCGCCGACCTGCCGCCGACCAAGTACGACGAGGCCGCGCTGGTGAAGGAGCTGACCGAGGTTAGCGAGTACAACGCCGGGATCGACCGCGCCAAGCGGGAGCGCGAGAAGGTAGCCGACGAGATGATGGAGATTGCGAAAGACATCTTCAAGGTTCGCAACCAAGCCATCACGCTTCGCCAACAGGCCGATGAACTCGACCGGCAAGCCAACGAAGCCCAGGCCAGGGCAGATGCGACCAACGAGAAGATAGGCCAGTGGGAACCGTTGCCAGAGCCGAAGGATGCGAACGAGGTAGCCGAGCGCATCAACGTGGCGCGGCACATCAACGCAGCCCTGGACCGCGCAGCCACCCGCGCTATCCTCGACAAAGAGGTTGAGGCCAAACAAGCCGAGTGGGAGAAGCTGGACGAAGCCGTGAAGAGTGGCGAACGCAAGAAGAAAGACGCCCTTGCCAGCGCGAAGTACCCCATCGAAGGGCTAGGCTTTGACACCACGACGAAAGAGGTTGTCTACAATGGCATTCCGTTCGATCAGGCATCGCAGGGAGAGCAGATCAAGATAAGCATGGCTATCGGGATGGCCACCAACCCGAAGCTTCGCGTCATGCGGATCAAGGATGGTTCACTGCTGGACGACAAGAGTCTTGAAGTCATAGCAGAGATGGCAAAGGAGAACGACTTTCAAATTTGGCTGGAGGAAGTTAGCAACACCGGGAAGGTTGGAGTCTACCTTGAAGACGGCGAAGTTGCAGCAGTGAACGAAGAACCATTGAACGGAGAGCCTAAGAAAAATGCCGCCAAAAAAAGGACAAAGGTGGAAGCGAAGCCTATTCGCTAAAACACCGGAGATACTAACGTGTGTCCTATGCCCAACGAAGTTTGAACGTCGAACCAGCCGGATGAAATATTGCGATGGGTGCAGACCAAACGCGAACTACCTAACGCAGCAGAATTGGAGACAAACCAATGCAGAGCATGAGAAGGCGAGACGACAACGATATCATCGCAGCTACTACGTAAAGAAAACGCCCTGAATTTGCTACTAGGATCGAGGAATACAACAAAACCGAACGAGGAAAGGCAGCACGACGACGGGCAGGAGTAAACCAACAAAGGCGCAGTCCCGAAAAGATTGCCGCTCGACAAATGGTGAGATGTGCCATAGTGTGCGGGGTTTTAAAAAAACAACCGTGTGAAGTTTGCGGAGAGACTAAAGTGGAAGCCCATCATGAGGACTATTCCAAGCCGTTAGACGTGAACTGGTTGTGCAACCCTCACCACAAACAAGTTGATATAGAAAGAAGACGGCGAATTAAAGGTGGTTAACGAGGAGGCCGAACCCAAGGCCAAATCAGCCGCCAAGAAACGCGCCAGCAAATAACGAGATTCCCAGACGGACTAAACCCTGACGGGAAGCCGAGACGGATCAAAGGTTGTGGCCTAGCCACCATCCGGCGAACCGATAAGGCAGAGAAGGGGAGTGACGTGCTAGCCGTCACTCCCCGCCCCTAAGCACTGAGAGCAGAGATGGACAGTGACGAGCTTCGGAAGATGATGGACAGCCTGGAGGCCAGCGGAGACCCCGCGTGGGAGAAGCTGTTCACGCTGAACAACGACTTTCAGCAGATAGCCGCAGAAGCCAACAGCCAACCGAAGTTCTACCACCGCGACTCCACCCCGATCCTTGATGACGAACTACTGCCAGCGGTTGAGAAGTGGGCACTGCTGTTTGAACGGAGAGAGAACCGGATCATCGGCCAGCACCGCACCCTCTATGGTGAAAAACTCTCGACAGTCTTTCTAGGTCTGGATCACAACTTTGGATTCGGCCCTCCGATCCTCTTCGAGACGATGCTGTTTGCGCCGGGTGAGCGCAGGAGGTTGCGCCGGTTGTGGGAGCCTTCGACCATGACCGAGGCCGAGCGCGAGGCAGAGAAGGCCGAGGAGCGCGAGAAGGCCCGACGCTACCCCCACGATCAACTCCAGCTTCGCTACACCAACGAAGACGATGCGCGAGAGAGACACCTGACACTCCGCGTACAAACCCTCATCCCGCCGCGCTGGAGACACTTTCTGCTGTGGACGATTGGCCGGGATGAAACGTGGCGTTTCTACAATGAGGACGAGGACTGATGGTACTGGACGACGAAAAGATTAACGACCTGCTGGACACGATGATGCTGAAGGCGAAGGACAACCGCGCAGCCATCCCCTACAGCAAAGAGGAGGCATTCGCGCAATGCCTTGTGATGGTAGGCCCGAACTTTGAGGCGTCTTCGATTCCCGCGCTGTGGAGCAACGAACGAGAGAAGTATGCCGTCATGCGGAACGTGAGTGCGCTTGCCAAGATGACCTTCACCCGACTGGTCATCCTCATCACAGATACGCGCTGGACGACCGCGCCGGAGGTTGCGCCGTTTCTGGGACTCCCCCCGCTCGAAGAGATTGGAGTGGAGGCATGGGGCAAGCTGTACAGCCGCGCCCTCACCGAACGATACGACGGCCAGATAAAGAACCTTCCCCGGCAGTATTGGAAAGAGGCACTCTGCATTGTGATGAAAGGGCCGGAGCTACACGGCAAAATCCCGATGCGGATGGCGCAGTACGAGCGAGGCCCGAATGATTCCATCCACTGGCTACCGACGAAATCCGGCGACGAGTATGGAGCGTTTCACTTCAACCTTCTACCGGATTGGTGGGACTGATGTACAGAGACGAGGATGCTTTCGTGAAAGGCCAGAAGATCAAGCTGGCAATCATCGCAATCATCGCCCTGGTACTGTGCTGGAGGTTTTTCTAAAGATGCCGTTCCCAGAGACCAAAGCGAAGATGATCGAGGCCGGTTACAGCTTCCACACGCGCAAGACCTGTCCGTGTGGTGCGCCGATGGAGCTGTGGAACACACCCAAGGGTGAGCACCTGCCGATGGAGCCGATGCCCGACGACGACTCTAAGGCCGAGAGCCATTTCGCGACCTGTCCAAAGGCAGTGCAGTTTCGGAGGAAGAAGTGAGATGCATGAACGAAATCGTGAATCTCTTCGTTGACGGCAAGATAACGTCAAAGGCCGAAGCCGCCGCGCTGGTGGACGCGGAAGCGAAGGAAGCCGCGGAATTTTATGGACTCCCGTTCGAGACGACGAAGGCCAATATCTTAAGCAACATTGGGTACGTGACGGGATACCTGTCCCACGCCCAGGCCGACCGCATGATGGAGATGTTCGACACCGAACACCCCGTATGGGGACGGCGACACCCAAGCTACGAAGAGGCTTTTGAGCTTGGATTGCAGTACGGAAGACAGGAACGAAAGGAGAACAATTGGCCACCAAAAAGCACGAAGAATTTAAATGCCCAGAGTGCGGAGAAACCTTCAACTACGCCAAAGTCTTAGGCCGACACCGCCAGCTAAGACACAACGTAGCGGGGACAGCCAAAAGCACACAAGCGAAACATAAAAAGCTGGCAGAGGCAGCAGCCGCCCCACCGCCAGAAGTGAAGTGTCCCGATTGCGAGTTTGTAGCGAAGAACGCGAACGGACTATCCATCCACCGCAGCGCAGCCCACGGAAAAGTAGGACGAGTCAAAAGGAGCCAACTTGCAAAACTCCCCGAAGCCATCGCACTCACAGCCACTAACGGCCACCACCAAGAAACCGTTGCTCCACCTAGTATCCCCGAAGCCACCCTCGCCGTTGCCTTCGGCAGATTCCAAGAACTATCCCGCAGCATGGCGTATGAATTTGACCTTCCTCCGCGCCTGTTTACCGCCCAACTCGCAACACTTATTTACCGCTCGACGCTACGGTAGTAGAGCCGGATTGCGTTGCGCCTGTCCGCACTGCGAAGAGAGACCGCCGCACCACATCCGCGCATGGAACCGCTGGAGATGGATGACCGCGCACATCGCCAGCGTCCACAAGGGAGGCCGATGATGATCGAAGACATCACTTTGACCGACGCGGAGCGGAGCCGCGTCATCGAGCTGCTGGAGGAAGGCAGAGTGAAGGCCCAGACATTCCGGCAGATGTTCACGAACGACACCAAGGGGATGATGCTCTTCCACATCGCGCTCTGCTTCATCCTCAAGACATGGCCGAGTGTGGCAGCGAGAGTAGATCGAACACAGGCGTTAACAACCGAATGGGTGATAGCGGGGGAGCCGGAAGACCCCGCCGCCGTCCCAGACAAAGTGATGGAGCGACACCGGAGAGTGCAGGGATGAGCGACGACAGAGGAGCCGGAGACACACACATCTTTGTGGATGGCATTGTGGCCGCCCGAAACAATGAGCCGTATGTTCGACTGACAGTGAATGGAGAGAAGGCGCAGCTAACCATCGCGGAGGCTCACAAAATCGCAAACGACCTGCTTAAGGTTGCAGCACGAACCGAGGCCGACGCGATGATTCTTCAATTCTTCAGTGAGAAAGATTTTCCGGCAGGAGCCGGAGCCGCCGTGATGATGGAGTTTCGGTACTTCCGAGAGCGACAGGACACACAGCCCGTCGAAGAGACCGTCACCGACCCCGACAGCGGAGAACGGATTCGATAGTGGAGACCGCCGACATAGCCGCCGCCGCGCTCCAGCCGGATCACAAAGGGAAGTGTCTGTGCAGGAAACACACGAAGGACGGCAAGCCGCAGAAAGCTTGCCCGAAGTGTCACGGATCAGGAGTAGTCACAGCTTGCAGTCTGTGTGAGGGATCAGGATGGAACAGCAAATTGCAGAACAAGTGCGAACGATGCGGAGGGTTGGGTTTCCTATAGGCGGATGGTTCCGCATGGCGATAATCTTCGCGCTGTCAGGAATGGTTTGCGGTCTTGCCGTGGCAGGGTTGCTCTATCGCCGCCTGACAGCACCGTTAGCCGGGAATCTTATAAGTTGGGGCATAGCCGCGCTCTGCTTTATCCAACTCGTGATGCTGTGCCGGTTGCACGTTACATTCCGCCGCGAGATGAAGCAAATGAGAGCCGACTTTGATGCCTACCTCGACAGGACGCGGGACGCGCTTCTAGCCGAGTGCCCAGAAGACCGCGAGAAGATCAACCTATGGATAGGCGAACAGAGGAGGACGTTTCCGCAATGAATACCCAAGACGCAGCGATCGAGCCGCCGCACTTTATGAAAAATCTTGCGATCGACAAAAAACGAGGGTTCATCGTTCCGTGGTTTGTGGACTGGATTAACGGTGAGCCGGAGTTTCGAGCGATGGATATGCAGAAGTTCAGGAAGGCCATCAACAAGCGTCTGTGTTGGGTGTGTGGCAATCCCCTCTACAGCGAGAACGTGTTCGTCATAGGCCCAATGTGCGCCGTCAATCGTATCTCCAGCGAACCCCCGAACCATCGCGAGTGCGCCGTCTACAGCGCGAAGGTATGCCCGTTTCTGTCACGCCCCCACATGGTTCGCCGGACGGATGGCACGTTTGAAGAGGCAAAGAAGCCAGCAGCCGGAGTCATGGTTTCGCGGAACCCAGGCGTCACTCTGCTGTGGTACACCCGCCGCTACACCCTGCTGAACATCAAAGGCCGCGCCGGAGCCGGAGACGGTGTTTTGTTCCAGCTTGGCCGCGCCTTCAAACTGGAGTGGTACTGCAAAGGCCGGACGGCGACCCGCGAGGAGATCATGGAGTCAATCGAGAGCGGACTCCCGATCATCCGCGAAGCCGCCGCCAAGAACGACGGGCCGAACGGGATGGCGCATCTGGAGGTTCAGATCACCCAGGCGATGCGTCTGGTGCCGGGAGCCTGAGCCGTGGCTTACGAACTGGAGATGTTCGTCATCTACGAGCGCCCCACCGACTACCCGGATAAGTTCGTGATGCGACGTTTCGCCGGGAGGCCCATGCAGGGAACCGACTACTTCCGCACCGCCGATTCACTGGAAGAGATTCGCCGCCATGTGCCGCCCCACTGCGCCCGGTTTATGCGCGATCCGAACGACGAACCGCAGATCGTGGAGTCGTGGATTTAGGTTAGAATCGAAAGAGCGCAGCCAGCTTTCTAAGTTGCCAGAGTGACCGCACCGAGCCTTCCCTAGACGTTGCCACTGGCAACTAAAAAGAGAAAAGCCCGATGCGAGAACATCGGGCCAATCTCAGAAAGGTGGTACGAAACATGATTGAGCTAAGACTCAAGATGGATCGTAACACACTGGCAGCGTTCCTGCTAGTGATAACCCTTCTGATGAAGAAGTGCTAGAGCAAGCAGGGAAGTGAAAGCGGCCAGCCCCGGAAACGAGGTTGGCCGCTTCGCTTTGGAGCCGATGCGCCGACTACAGCCGCCCAAACGCAGCAAGAGGTTGGGGAGTGTCCCCAACCTCAAGAATCGCCGGATTAGAACCCGATCAGACCAGCATTCGCCGGACTATGTGCGCCGAGCATCCGGCGCGTACTCGTTAAGCGCATGAGCGACGCGCTTTGCCATTGACTTTGAGCGACAGATGCAAACCCCGTCCCCGCCCCGCACTACGTTGAAATCGACCGCGACGAACAGCGGGAGCCGACGCGGACGCGGAGGGAGAAAACCCCCCGCGTCCATTGCCTCAGCGATGCTCACGCCGGAGGCTATCAACTCGGTACGGCTGAAGACGTGGAACGCCCCGCCATACTCGACTATGGCTGGAGCGAACACGTCCGCATCGCGCAAGATATCCATTGCGTGTCTGTAATCCACCCGTCACACCCCCCACGGAGCTTCATCGTACCCAGGCAGGGAGTCGATAAGGCGATCCTTCAAATGTTCACAGAACCGTTTCGCTTGCGACGTGTCCCACCCGTCATGGTCAGAGCTTTGGTACTCAAAGCACTTAAGCAGTTTGAGAGCCGAGACGACGGGCCAGTATTGCCCCGCGACAGAGCCGGAGTAGACGAACGGAGCATCGTATACGATTCCCTCCGAGGGATAGCGGGCCGCGACACTGAGATGTTTTTCGCGCCAGAGCATATCCCCCAGACAATTAGCTTGCGACAGGTGAGCGAGACGCCCAGGATTACCGAAGGACAGGGAGTGCCAAGCCCCGTCTATCGTTTTAGCCTCAGCGACGCCGACGAGAGCGATTGAGACGAGAGCGTGGATGTGTTCTTCAGAGACGATGAAAGACGACATTTGAGAAACCCTTTCGGACGGGATAACGCGCCCGTCCTTCGCGCTTGAGGGCCGAGGCCCGTTTTAGTTGCCCGACAGACACAGCTTGCTTGAGAGCCGCCGCTCACCTTCGATGGTGGGAGCTTCGGGACTCACAGCTTCGGGCCATGCCGCCTTCACTTCATCAAGGGAGCGATAACAGTTATCGACAATGTTCGCGCCTCTGCCAGAGACACAGACGACCGCGAACAGTTGCTTTACAGCTTCCCCCTCAGATTCGAGGAAGATGCTTGTGTCTTCACCGTCCACCGCATCCAGCGCAATGATGTACAAGTTGCCCACTAGCAGACCTCAATTCTGCCAAGGCGGAGAGCCTCAGACGTGTATCCCGACAGTGGCTTTTTAGCGTTGAAGTGAATATCCCGTTCGATGTACAGACCATACGGGAGCGTGATCGACTCCAGTTCTGCGAACGAAACCCAACCAAGTTCGGGATATCCCATCCCCAGATCACACAGCCCGAAAGCCCTGTCAGGTTCATCCGCATCAATCTCTGTCAGGAGCCACGTTGCAGCCCCGCAAGGGTTGAAGAGTTTGAGGACAGGCGCAGGATCATGCGGAGAGTCCGCCGCCCGCGCCTCCATCCCGCGCTGATAGTTCTCCAGCATCTCGCGACGTTGCGAGTCTAGGAGCATCCGTTGTCTAGCCATTTTTTGAAATCCTTTCGGTTGAGGGCCGAGGCCCGTTGACGTTTAGCGCGTGGAGGCTTTGGACTCCACTAGCCGCATTAACGCGAGAGGCCGAAGCCCCCGCGCCCATCTGCGTTAAGCGTATATCGGTACGTCCTGCGAATGGTCATTGATCCATTGCCAGTACCGATCATAAGGGAGAGCGCAGGACAAATAGCGATCAGTTGCAATCCACCCCTCCGCCTCTAAGTTGTGATCGACAGCCACAGACTGCAAGCGCAAAGCCTCACGCTTGTAATAGAGCCGAAGGTTAGCGACAATTCCAGCCCGCCCCAACTCTCGCGCATGAGCTTTAGCAGCTTCCGCCGCCACAGAGACAATACTTTCGTGAGTCATCATTTCCCTCGCTAATTCTTCATCGGAGATGCAAAACAGTTGGTTCATAGTCCATTCCTTTCGGTTGAGGGCCGAGGCCCGTTTTAGGATGCCGCCCGCGTTAGCGGGAGGGAGTAGTCAAAGGGAGAGACCGGAATCGAACGCACATACGGACGCTCACCGCGCCATCGCAGATAACTAGCGTAACGATCTAAGAGATACATTTCGAGTTTGAATACTTGCTCAGGGGAGGCAGATGAAGTCATGACTTCAGAGCCGACAATGCGGACGCGCTTGCCATCCACACAATAAACCGCATCCGCACCCCCGCCCAGGCCGCCGCAAACGATGAAGTTTACGCCGCGACAGGGGCAAGAATCGTAACCACAACCGTCATTACGCATTGAAAAATTCCTTTCAGTTGAGGGCCGAGGCCCGTTGACGTTTAGCGCGTGGAGGCTTTGGACTCCACTAGCCGCATTAACGCGGGAGGCTACACCCTCCCGCGCCCATCTGCGTTAAGCCGCCTTGACGCCTTTCAACTCCGCCATCCGCTCCGCCAACTGCCAGAGCGCACGATTCAGCCGCACGTCTTGGTCTATACCGCGAACCTCACGCGTAGTCTCACGCCGAGCCGGACGCCCATCGGCAGCTTGCCGCCATGCGGACAGCCCGCCTTTGATGGAGTTTTCCTGTACCACGTTTAGAGTCCTGTACAGGTCAGGAGCGGGCCGAGACCAGCCGTGAGAAGCTTCGCCCGCGCCCGCCCTGTCATCCGAGCGACGCGGAGTCAGGAGAGCCGTGGGAGTGATAGCGGTAGACACTACGCCGTCACTGTCAGCAAAGCGGAGCGAATGCGCGGCCTCAGCGAATGCGACTTGCTCACCCGCTGTCAGTTGGAGAGACGACCAGTTGTCAATCGTACCGAGAGCCGCCCGCGAGTCATCAATAATCTGGAATGACCCGTCAATCACCTGATGCACCACGTTTCCTTTGTGCGGGATGGTAATTTCACCCATGTTCCGCTCACAAACCACCATCCCGTTAGTGCAGATCATTCGGAAAATACCCGCGAAAAGCTTATAGGATGATGTGCCATCGTGGGAGTTAACTAGGACAACTTCGGGAACGTTCTCGCCTACTCCGACGGCGGACGCGGTAGCATGACGAAACCTAATCATGTGCTTGGTAAATTCGGACTTGCCTTCGATACGTGAGCGAGACTGGACAGCTTTGAACGGTGAAAAGCCTTCTGCGACTAGGCCCGCGATTACTTCGGACGTAGGAATGTAGGCGTACCGAGCGGAGCGGGAGGAATGAGCCTCCGTAGCAAAGGCAGACGGTACAACGCGTTGTAAATCGGCAATGGTGAGGGCATTTGAGAAGGTGCGGTTAAAGCGAGTCATGCGAATATTCTCCAAGTTCGTGAAGTTGCGGGCCTAAGCCCGTTTGACGTCATAATGACGCTATAAACAATATAGCGAAAGGCGAGAGCGAATGCAAGCGAATACAGAAAAAAGATGCTCAAATGAGCATCTCTAATTCCATCAAGGCAGTACGGATATTGTTGTTAGCTTCTTTGACGATGCGGGCGAAGTTTGGCGCGGGCTTATCGGGTGAAGCTTCGTGACTCCAGACGTTCGACAGCAATTCAGTTGCATCCTTCGCGACTCCCCAACTGGAAAAGTCCAACTGGAAACACCGCGAGCGGAACCGAGTTTTAAGGCTCTCCGTTTCGTTACAGGTGAAGACGAAAATCGTATCAGCGGGCCGAGCCGTTTCGTCTAGCAGCGACAGAAAAGCGTCCTGAGCCGCTCCGCTCATGCTGTCAGCTTCATCCACTAAAACCACGTGGAAACGCTTGCCAGTCATCGGAACATACGCGCAACGTTTGCGGACAGCTTCGACAGCTTCGACGGTACATTTTTGAGAGGGGATATGGTGCAATTCACCGTCTAAATCCGTTGCGAGAGCGAGAGCGAGAGTAGTTTTCCCCATGCCTGAAGGCCCGCAAAATAGCCAAGCGGATGAACGCGGGCGAGAGATAAGAGCGAGCATCCTCGCCTTTACTTTGTCGAGTCCGATGAAGTCCGCAACATGCAGCGGGCGATACTTTGACGTAAAGATGACGTCTTGGGTTGATTGAGAGAGCGGAGAGAATAGCATGATTGATTCCTTTCGGTTGAGGGCCAAAGCCCGCTAGAAGTTGCGCCAAAGGCCCGCGAGAGCGGGCTTACAGTGGAGTAATTATGGTTTGAGTGGACTGGAGTGAAACCTTAAACTCAGGGGAAGGAAAACGGGCCTTCATATCTGCGAATAGTTCGCGGGCCTGAGATTCGACAATAAAGGGATTCGGAGATGTAGCGAAGTAGTGAACGTATCTCGGTTCCGTTCGATTCCAGTTGAGTCCATCTGCCTTCGCAACGTTGATTGAGTAGCCTTGCATGGGTTCGATTCCTTTCGGTTGAGGGCCAAAGCCCGTTAGAAGTTAGGCGCGAGAGCCGCGCCAAAGGCCCGCGAGAGCGGAGCGTTAGATCGAAGATATGCGGAGAGCGGGCCGAATGTCAAGCGCAAACGTGGGGACGCTCCCCACGAACAAATAAAACAACGGGCGAATGAGCCGCGAGAGCGGAGCGAATGAGCCGCGAGAAACTGTCCAAGCAAAGGCCCGCGAGAGACGCGCCAAAGGCCCGCGAGAGAGCCGCGAGAACCCCCCCAAAAGCCGAGCCAGCCAAGCCGAGCCAGCCAAAATAAATGCACAGGGTCTCCAATAAATAAATAGGGCAGGGGGCGGGGAATCCCTTGCAGATGGGCCAGCAAAAATGTTAGGCTGAACTGTTG